CAAAGTGGCAGTAGTAGCCGTTCCTCTCATGGAAGTAAACCAAGACAAGTTTGTACTGTTAAACGTAATAGTCTCTGGCAACTGACGGTCTTTGTTGTCGATGGCTTGAATGATGTCTCTAACCTGTGGGTAGTACAGGTAGTTGTGAGGAGTAACAGTAAACACCCAAGGCACAGCAGTCAGATACTGCGCCACGGTAATGTAGCCAGACCTAGCTACTTGTTGTCCAACCATACGGCGGTTATTTACCGTCATGGATTGCTGTATGTCAAAGATGGTTTGGAAGCTCATGCGCGGCCCCTGTTAACTGCTAATGATTTACCGGCATATTGATTTGCGGCCCAAATAGCATTAGAACTGCCAAGCAAGCGGTCCTCAAAAGATTTGGTATCAATAGCGTTGATGTAGTTATTAGTGACATTGGTTGTGCCACCCATATTCCCCATTTGATTATTTGGAACAATTGTTCCTGAACCGGAAGGCATAAATAACTCAGGTCCTTTTTCCCCGATGAGATAAGGAGTGTTGCCAGATACAGGACCACCAGCAGCCCTAGGAGCCAAGTATTGATTGAAGCTGGATGGCAATGCACCACCTCCATCTATTGTTGGACCCATTGTGGGAGCAAACATCATCCGCAAGAAAGACAACGCTGCTGCCTTCATTTGAATGGCAATCAAGTCTTGAATGACACTACGGGCAAAATCTTTCATTGATAACTTGCCGGTTCTGACAAATTTATCAATAGCAGAACCCATGTTGCCCCATACACTGTCAAAGACTTCCGAGGTCTTTTTCATTGTGTCTTGCAGTTCTATATTAAATCTTTCAATTGCTTCTTGTTGATTAAGTGCCTCAATATTTGCAAATGGCTTTTCTTTTTCTCTTTGATACTTTAATGAAAGTTGAGCCAACTGAACTTCTTTTTCAGTGGCATAAATCATTCGGTTCTTGAGTATTAAATCTTCTTTGTCCATTTCCAAAGATTTTGTTTTATCTCGAATTTGTTGTTTAATGCTTTCCTGCAAAAGATATTCTGCAGTCATCTCATCATCAAATGTTTTCTTCTGCTCCACCCCAAATTGATATGTGGTAAGCATTTGTTTTTGACGAAGCAAACGAATCTTTTCGTTTTTCTTTACTTCAATATCAAGCTCTTCAGCAGCAAGTTGTTTTGCAAGAAGACCGCCAAATGCTCTTTTATCTACTTCGCTTTTAGCTTTAAATTCTGCCCTTTTTTCTTCAATTTGTTTTGTAGCTTCTAATTCTATTTTTCCTATTTCATTGGCACTTGCAAGAGCTTGTGTGTATTTGATACTTGCTTTGGCTTTTTCAGTAGCAGCAATAATTTGTTTTTCTTTATCAATGCCGCCGGCAGAAGCCCTATCTTCAATTTTTTGTTTGGCATCACCAACATCTCTAGCTGCTACTGAACGAGCTTTCAAACGCTCAGTTTCAAGAATTGCTTCCCTTTGGTCTTTTAATAATTGAAGTTGTTTTCTTTGTTCTTTCTCAAACGGGCTATCACCTGTACTTTTACTAACAGATGCTTGTACAGCTTGAATTTGTCTATCAAGCTGGGCAATAACTTGGTCTGTTGTTTCTGGTTTACCAATTTCTTTTAACAGGTTCCAAAACTTACTTAGCGCATTGGTTGTGGTTTCCCATGCTTTATCAAGATAGCCAAGCTCTCTTCGCTGTGCAGCCAATTGAGTATTTAAAGCAATAGAGGCAACCTTTGCCGCATCTTGTAGTTTTCCAGCCTTTTCAAGTGCTTCAATTTGTTTGTATTGCTCAAGAGTAAGGAAGTTCATTTCCTTATTTAAAGCTCTAGCTCCAGATGCCGTCCCATCTAGTCCACTCATTAACTTGTCGGCAGCAGCCTTGGCATCTATTCCAGAAATTTGTGAATATGAAATAATTGCTTGAGTGACAGAACTAATTGATGCAGCCGTAAACTTTCCAGAAGCAAGAACAGCATTTAAAGCATCTTTTGTTGTTCCAAGAGAAGCGTTTGTCCTACCGCTTAATTCAGTAGATAGTGAATAAAACTTTTCAGTAGTTACGCCAGCAAAATTACCTGTCAAAGTAATTGTGTCTTTTAGTTTGTCAAACTCTGCTCTACCAGCATAAGCTGCATAAGCCAGCGTACCAAAGGCAGCGGTAACCCCGCCAATAGCCAATCGCATTGGAGTTAGGATAGTGCCAATGGCTTTGAACATGTTGCCAAGGCCACCCATCTGGTCTTTTAATTGACCACCCTGTTGCAACAGAACAATAAATGGATTTTGCCCAGCAGCCAGAGAAGTAACAAGGTCGGTTGTCTGATAGGTTAAACCCATCTTCTGCTGGGCGTTCATCTTGAACTGAGCATCAACAGCTTTTGTTGTTGCAGTTGCAACAGCATCATAAGCTTTAGCTCTTTCAAGAAGCTGCTGCTTCATCTCCTTAGACGCATTCATAAAGCGCCCAGAAGTTGTCTCTCGCTCCATCATTTGGACTCTGGTAAGCGTTTTACCGTAGTCATCTGTGGCATGTTTCAGATTAACAATCTCAGCCGCAGCAGCATTGCTATCTCTGCGAATAGCATTTTTTAGCTTGGCATTTTCTGAAATTGCCTTGTCAATGGAAGCGGTAAATTCAGCAGTGTCCAATCCAAGGACAACGCCCAATCTAGCAATATTTTGAGAAGCCATTATTTTTTCCTTCTAGCCAGCTTTGCTGCGTAATCTGGTATTCGACTACCCAATTGTGATTTTAGAGCGTCTAACACTGTTCCAGAATCTTGCTGTAAAGATATACGCAAAAATGGGTGGGCTGGTATTTTTGATGTGCCAAATTCTTGAGCAAGCGATACAGCACTTTTCTTGACAGAAACTACAGCAATGGCTGCATCTGTTTGATTGACATATTCGCTTCGCTTGTCCTTTTCGTTAGGAATACGGGCATCCAACCGGATAGTGTCTCGCATGTGAAAGGGGTTCTTATCGTCCCTAGGCTTATCACCTACAGGCGCTCTAGACACTGCGGAGTTATAAACTGACTCCATAGCTATCTTGGCGGCAGGGACAAGAGTATTACGGGCTACTAAATCACCACGAAAGCCGTCAGCTATTTCTCTAAGCTGCTGCTCAAACTCAGCAAAACCTTCAAGTTCAAAGGTAAGCTTCTCTGGTATGTAGACCATTTCACTCTTTCAAAAATTCCTCCGCACCCGGTCTAGTTTTCAAGAAAGACATCAATCGTTTATTGACTTCTGCTTTCTTTTCTTCTTCGCTCAACGGCGGGACAATATATTCATGCGTAGATGGCAACACATCTTTCATCTGGAAAGGTGATGCCGTCTTAGCCATTTTCGAGTTTAAATTGCCCGTAGTCAAGGAGCTTAAAGCCACTAAAATAGCTTTGTTTCCAAGCATGCCATCAGACAACAATATCTCAATATTTCGCATGTCATCCGTAGGAACTTCATCAGGACACCCACCATGAGCATAAATATACGCTCTGGCTTGAAGGCGAATGTCCTTGATTAGTTTTTTCTGGAGTCCTTATATCCCGGCTGAATGGCTTCTGAAATCTTGTTCAGAACTTCCAATTGGACTTGGAAAGGCCACTCTTCATCAATGTCTTTGTAGGTAATATCATCAAGGTTGTCATGTTCAGGAACAATCAGCTTGATGTATTCAACTGTGCGGTTTTCCATTTGCATGATGGACCTTACCAGTTCCCGTGTGGACCGGCCTTCAATAATCACATCATCATCTGTAACGACAATACCTTCAAGCGCAGTGCTGTCCTTGAATGAGGTTGTCATCTTTTCAAATCTGGCTTTGTATTCAGATTCGTCAATAATTTCAATACGCTCTTGAATTAATTCCATCTCTCTTGTCAGTGGGACACGGACCTTAAATGTGTGTCCACCCAATTCAAAAGTCTTTGTTCGCAGGGAATCAGAGGCGTAGTTACTTCCTAAAGCAGAAGATAGTCTTGTCATGTCGTGTCCTTAGTGTGCTTTAATAATCTTGTGGTAAATGGCTTCGTTCAACTCTACTGCATATTCGACAGCTTGAGTAGGAGTCATTTTATCTGCATGATGTCTGGCAATGTCGTGTGCCAAAGCAATTGCAGTAATTCTTTGTTGAGTAAACCCAAACCAATTCTTGGAAGAATCAGATTGGGCTACTAGGAAACTCAATAGGTCATTGTTGTCTTTTATTATCGTTGTCATGTTTTATTCTGTAGGTTGAACTGTTCTTGTTCTAGGTGCTGGCGCAATATAAGGATTAAACTGAGCCAATAGTGACAGAGCGACAAACTCTGTTGTGTCAGGAGTAGCAGCCGCCAAAGCAGTTGCCACTTCCTGTGCATCTACCGATAAACCCCTAGCAATAAGCAAAGGGTCTGCATAAGTAGTTGCCAGCGTTTCAATGGCTTCAGTTAAAGTCATGGGTTAGACCAACCGTATTGGTTGCCCCTTGGGTGAATAGTGAAAGTACACTTAGCTTCAGCACCGGGAGCCGCATCAATCGTAAATTGACTTACGCGACCATTAAATGCATAAGCAATAGTGCTGGTTGCGCTTGTAGAAGCGGTCACAACAAAAGTACGGTCCGTTACACCATTAGACGCATCACCACGAATCAACAACAGGCCGGCATCGCTAGGATTCCAAGCTGCTGTGATTGTCATGCTGGTAGGAGCAGACTGTGTTGGGATTTTGTCCGATTGGCGTGAGCCAGCAACCATGAAGTTGGCAACAGCATCATCTTGACCAAATGCTGGAACTGCTTCCACATTCAATTGTTGACCAGCAGCGCCTGTACCGCCAACAGCAGTACCGCAAATGGTTGCTACTTGCCCTGCCCAAACAGACAGGTTAGTAGGTGTAATTGGCGTAGGAGTGGCGCTATTTTGCAACCATAGCGCGGCACTAAAGCCGGGTAGAACTTGACTAGGAATTGCCATTTTTATACTCCTTTAAGCGTTGTTGCACCAACCGTATAGGTTGCCGCGAGGATGAACTGTAAATGTGCATTTAGCTTCAGCGCCGGGTGCAGCATCAATTGTGAATTGAGACACGCGACCAACAAAAGCGTAATACACAATGTTTGCGCCTTCAGTTGCGCTAACCACAAAAGTGCGGTCAACAACACCAGAATAGGCATCTGTACGAAGCAATGTGTTAATCACTGCATCGCCGGGGTTCCAAGCAGCAGTAATTGTCATTGATGTAGGTGCTGACTGAGTAGGAATCTTGTCAGATTGGCGTGAACCAGCGACTGAAAAGTTAGCTACTGCATCATCCTGACCAAAAGCTGGTACAGCTTCAACTTGAACCAGATTGCCAGAAACGGCAAGTGGTGCAACGCTGGCGACCAAAGACAATTGAGTCAATGTCAATGGAGTTGGAGTTGTTCCCGGTTGAGCATATAGCGCAGCACTAAAACCCGGCAAAATTTTGTTTGGTAAAGCCATTTTGAGTTTCCTTCAAAGAGTTAATAAACTGTCTTATGTTGGGATGTCTAAAGTGCAATCTAAAAAGATTTGCGCCATATTTTCTTCATTGTTATAACTGTTGTAAAGCCAATACACATCAGCCTTGGAGATATAAAACCCCCCGCTTGATGGATTCCCAAACATACCGCTATAACCATGCAACGATTGTAATATCTGATTGGATATTGTGAAACCGTCTTCTATCTTCTGAGTAAAAATAGAAATCTGAAAAATAGGGCGGTCAATGCCCTTATTAGATTGCGTCTGGCCCGTATAAACAGGCTGGTGGACATTTCTCAGCATCCAAGTAATAAACTTAGGCTGAGTAGCAAAATTGCGGTTAAACGCAGCATACACAGGCACAGGCGTAACGATACTAGCCAACTGATACTCGATGGCTTTTCCGTAGGTAACGACATTGTTCTGTGTAGCCATTTATACCGCCGTAACTGGGTCAGTGCGGTAACACATGAAAGTCACATGCATCCGGTCATTAGATTCTTTTGCATCAGTAATGCGCCAGCTTGCGTTACGCCATGTAATCGAATAAAGATTTTGGCTATCAACCATTGTCTTCATGTTCGGTGTGTAGTTCAAAGTGAAATTCACTAAGTCTTGATACAAACGGTATTTATCAGCAATTTTTACACTGTTGGAAACATCGCCAACAAGCGCACGAGTCCCAAACCATGTAGTCTGGGTTGTTTCTTGCTCACCAAAGGTAGACTGACCAAAAGTCAGATTGTTAACTGTGATGTTTTCATACCGTTTGATTGCCATATCACATCACCAAAGGCTTGTAGTTTCTTAACAATGTGGTCACGCCAAAAGGTATGTCTTTCAACTTCACTTCAGTGGCATTTGCACGATTGTTATACAGGTGCGTAAACAACAACAGTCCAGCCTGTTTAATCACAGGATAGGCTGAAATCGGATTAGGCACAGTGGTGTACTCCAGCACAATAGGCGCTGTCATCACTGTATTAATGGATGTTGGCAATGAAGACACAATGACTTTATTGCCGGAAGCATCATAGTAATATTCGCTTGATGCAACTGCCGTAAAGACAGGAGGAAACGCATCAGTCCAGTAGCCAAGCGAATCAACATACACTTCTGGTTGACCAGAGTATTGATTCTGACTAACTTCAGGCAAGTCAAAGCAAACAGGTGAGGCAGCAAGGCTAGATGTACCGTACCAGACGCGATAAGTAACGCTGAAGATACTCAGACCTAGGTAGTCCTCAATTGCTTGCCTTGTAGCCAGTTCTAAGGCTTTTAAATATGTGTCCTGACTCTCATCCTGATACAAATTAATGTGCTGAGTAATTTCATCAAGAGTAAGCCAAGGCGTAACATTATCCCGGTCAATCTGTTCAAACTTCTCATAGTTAAACGGATTGCGTGTTTGCGCCGAATAAGGCGAACCGTATTGATAATCTACTGCGCTCATGGCTTAGACGCTAACTAAACGAACACCAGCAAATGGGTCACGGACAGTACTTACTAGACGCTTCTCAGCATACAGAGTAATAAAGCCGGGTTGTGTTTGTTCCATTGCCTGAATGGTCATTTCTTCCACATCAGCAATAGTCACAAATCTAGGCCAACAAGCCAAATAAATGGAGAAGTTGCCAGCAGCATTAAGAGATATGTTTGGATTGGCAATCACAGGGAAGCCAAACACATTCATAACAGCGCCACCATCATCATCGCCTGTTTCAGCAAATTGCTTTAGTGCGCCAGTAGTAGCGACACCCAAATTACGCAAACTTTGAATAGTAGTTGGGTGCATCATCCAAGCTACACCGGGACAAGTCCAATATTGCGCTGGCAATGCATTAGAAATGTTAACAATATCATCATAAACAAGCGTAGAAGCTGCTGCCGTTACAG